GCTGCTTTATACCAATGTAGACATGATTACAGTTTAGAAGTTTACTTTCAGGGTGATGAAGCAGAGCATGAGGGTTATGTCTTTGATAATGGGTTCGGCACTTATAAGTTGGTGGATCGCATGACATTCAGCAGACGCAACTTTCTACATTCACGAATGGCACGGGGGTAGTCATTCGTTCGTGGGATCAGCAGTTATTATGTGTTGATCCCCCCGTTATATAAAAACGCGTGACACCCCTAGTCTACAAAGTGTTACGAAAGCGAGACAAATATTAAACGAACTCTAAAATTTTTTTTCGCTATATAAAAACGACTATAAGATTTCATTCGATGCTAAAAAATTCCGGGGGCTATTTTTCTTCCATAGAGGTTGATATGGTAACTGGGGAGTATCGTGCTATAATACCAGAGTGGATTATCAATGAGATGGATTGGTATGAAGATACAAAGTTAAGTTGGAAAACAGACGGTGACGAAGTTATTATCACAGAAAGTGATGAGTGAAGATTATCTGGAGATTACTTTTGCAAAGCACAAAGTGTTTCGTGAAACCGAGGATGTAATTTTTTATGATATATCAATCGAAGGAAATAATGCCACAGATTTGGTTGAGCATACAGGCCCTGCGATTAGTCCACCTGATGATTTGATTGGAGCAAAGCAGTTCTATATTCATTATCATCAGGTAGACCATAATCGTGTTTTAGCAGGAAGTCGAACTTTTGAGTTAATTAATCCGAAGTGGTCAACTCCCTATCATATAGTAGAACTGAATCGAGATAGCGGAGCACTTATCATTCCGAAAGAGACATACCATCGCTCAATCTCAGGAGCAAATGGATCGATTGTAATTAATCAAGCAGTACGGGACAAAGACTTTGATCATACAACTGAGTTTGTACCTGTATCAGCTGGACAGAATACAGTATTGTATAGTATACTTAATAAATATAAACCAATCGTACACCATGTGTAATACCTATCATATCTACCTTAACGATAAGTGTCTATTTAAAAATTTAGATCAGCATGAGTTTAATATTATATGGAATAAACTCTATACTTCTTACTGGAAAGAAGAAATAACCTACTCATGTGTTACGGAAAACACGAAAGATTTTGTTCCAACACTTGAAGAGAGTTCTTATTGACATCACCTAGATATTGATGTAAAATATAATTATAGAATGAATTAATTATGGCAAAAGGTTTTAAAGTCAAACCAAAAGCACCTGTTCAGAAAGAACCTGAATGGGATTACGAACTTGCGAAAGCATTAATCAAAGGAAAGAAGATAGTCTTCTGTCTTCCGGGTCGAGGAGTATCATATACTTATCTGAAAAACTTTGTACAGTTATGTTTTGATATTGTACAAGCAGGTGGAGGAATACAGATATCTCAGGATTATTCTTCAATGGTAAATTTTGCCCGTTGTAAGTGTTTGGGTGCAAATGTTCTTCGAGGCCCAAATCAGTTACCTTGGGATGGTAAGTTGGAATATGATTGGCAATTATGGATTGATAGTGATATTGTTTTTGATACTGCAAAGTTCTACCAGTTAATTTTAAATTCAATTCCTGCAGAAGCAATTACAAAACAGGAAGTTAGAGAAACAGTCAAGGACAATAAAGGTGTTGAGTTAAAAGATAAGGATGGAAAGGTAATTACAAAGGTCGTTGGTACACAGGTTGCAGTTGATGAGTCGAAGGTTCGTCCAATTGTATCTGGTTGGTATTGCACTGAAGATGGTCGTACTACATCGGTTGCTCACTGGTTAGAGGAAGATGACTTCGCATCCAACGGTGGTGTGATGAATCACGAGACTCTCGAAACAATTCAGAAGAGAAAGAAACCATTTACTGTAGACTATGCAGGATTTGGTTGGTTACTCATACAGAAAGGTGTGTTTGAGGACAAGAAGATGCCTTATCCTTGGTTTGCTCCAAAGATGCAGGTCTTTGAGTCTGGTACTGTACAGGATATGTGTGGCGAAGATGTCTCGTTCTGTCTCGATGCCAAAGAGGCCGGTTATGAGATCTGGTGCGACCCTCGGATTCGCGTAGGTCATGAGAAGACAAGAGTAATCTAATGATTATTACAATACTCTCAGCACTTCTGATTCTTGCAATTATTATATTTTTACTCAGATACTATGATCCTCATGCGTAAAACAAAGTATACAATACTTAGAAATGGAAAGGCAGTCTTCTCGGACTTGTCTGAAAGAGAATATTTTGACCGTATGCAGGACTTTGCGGTAGAATTTTACCTGACAGGGACTAATAATCCTGATGAATTTACAACTGAAATGACAGAGGAGGAACTCGATTAATGGCAAAAACATTTAGCATGGGTGTCAACATTGAAAGTCGCCCGAAAAAAACTCGACAAGGAAACGGAAAACACTCGAAATACGCGGCTACCTCGCGTAACTCGGCTCGTAAAAGACCAAGAGGGCAGGGAAAATAGATGTCTTGCCTAATTGCGAATCTACCCTCCTATGAGGTTTGGGTAAGAAAAGAATATTTAACCGACCATAAGAGTGGTCACGGTGAATTTGTAAAGGGAGTTTGGGTATCTGCAAAGAGTATACCCGGTCGAGCATTTTATTTTGAGACATATTTACCCGAATATGCAGCAATGTTCGATAAATTACCGATTTCTGCGTTTACAAGCGACCCAGAGACACCAAAACCAGACATGACACTGCATAATTTGCAATTTTGGAACTGTATGGACTATGGTGTAGTCGCTGTTCAGAAGCAATTTATCGGTTCAATGCACTATGAAGTGCTTACAAGGGATTTTGGAACACAAACTGGCACATATATTTGTACTTTAGACAATTATCATCAGGATGTAGACTCAATTGACTACTCAACAAGCGAACAGCCTGCCGAACATAAGTCTCATAACCTCTTAGAACTCGATAATGGGCAGTTTTGTCTCTATCCAAACAACAGAATGAGGATATATGACAACAGTATCACTCCTGAGACACCTAAGAATCCTGATTTTAAGGTTTCAACCGTGTATTATCAGGTGGAAAACGGTCATGATCGTGATGGATTGGGTTCAGAAGAGAATTATTTCTGGAAAACAGCGAAAGAAAGGTCATCTGATGTCGAAGTAGGCGCTGGAGGCACTGATATGAACGTTGATTTTTACGGTGGTGACTTTAAAATTGACTTAAATGAACCAGAATTGGGATGAAATGGGTGAACATCTCATATTAGATGTCTACGATGGGTATTTTGATGACTTAAATAGTCCAAATTTCCTTCGTGACATCTTTACTAAAAGCAATTTTGAAGTCGGAGATGACAATATTGAACGAATATACACATAAATTCAGTCCATGTGGTGTTACATGTCTTTTTGCACTCGCTGAAAGTCATGTTTCTTGTCATACTTGGCCTGAATTTGGTCGAATGAACGCAGATTTCTTCACTTGCGGAGAAAAAGACCCAAGAATTAGTGCTAAATATATTATTAACGCTTTAGAATCGGAAAAATACAGAATTAGAGTCGTAAAAAGATAAAAAAAGCGGTATAAATAAAAACAGCAAACTAATTGTGTAAATAGTGGCTTCTAAGGCATTCAAAGATATCAATTTATCGTTCAAACGTCATCCTGTGACGAATGACGTAGTTGCAATTCGTGATGAAGACGCTATAAAAAGGTCTGTAAAGAACATAATTTTTACAATTCTTGGTGAAAAACCATTTGTACCTCAGTTTGGGTCAGTTATTAATGAATCTTTGTTTGATTTAAACACAGAATTGAGTGAAATACGAATTACTGATGAAATTAGATCATCTTTACTTAACTATGAACCAAGAATTGATAATGTTGTTGTAAATGTTACCGTTGCACCAGATACAAATGAAATGAATTGTACAGTTCAATATAGCATCGTTGGTCTTCCCTCCCCATCACAATCAGTAGACGTTCTCTTATTCCCAGCTAGAGTATAATGGCCTTTGGACAATACGTTAATTTAGATTTTGATCAGATAAAGACATCTATTAAAGATTATCTGAGGTCAAATACTAATTTTACAGATTATGACTTTGAAGGGTCGAACCTTTCAATTATAATTGATGCATTAGCATATAATACATATACAACTGCCTATAATACTAATATGGCAGCGAATGAGTGTTTTCTTGACTCTGCAACACTTCGAGAAAACGTTGTCTCACTCGCTAGAAACATTGGTTACGTTCCAAGATCTCGTAGATCTGCAAGAGCAAATATATCTTTCAATGTATCTGGTCTAACAGAGACATCAACTCTAACATTGAACTCTGGTATTGTCTGTAATGGTGCTGGTGAGAACACAAACTACATATTTTGTATTCCAGAAGACATCACAGTTCCTGTTACAAACGGATTTGCAGAATTTAATAACATTGAAATATATGAAGGTGTTTTTGTAAGTGAAAACTTCACAGTTGACACTTCTCTGTTCAATCAGAGATATATTCTTGATAATTCATTCATTGATACATCAACAATTAAGGTTAAAGTTAAAAGTTCTTCAACAGCGACTTCTTCAGTCACTTATAAACAGATTGATAACATCGTTGGAGTCACTTCAACATCAAATTCTTACTTATTGCAAGAAATTGAAGATGAAAGATATGAACTTATCTTTGGTGACAATGTAATTGGTCGAAAATTGTCAAATAACAACTATATTACAGCTTCTTACATTGTAACAGACGGAAAAGATGGAAATGGCGCTTCAGAATTTAGTTTTGTAGGAAATATTACAAATCAAGATGGTGCAGCTATAAATGCATCACTAATCTCATTAGTATCAACCGATGAGAAGTCAAGAGATGGTGATGAAATTGAATCAATATCATCAATTAAGTATTTTGCACCTCGAATCTACTCTTCCCAGTATCGTGCAGTGACTTCATCTGATTATGAATCAGTTTTAGGTTACATTTATCCTAATGTAGAGTCTGTGACCGCTTTTGGTGGTGAAGAGATGAGTCCACCTCGTTTTGGTAAAGTTTTTATCTCAGTTAAACCTCGAAATGGTGATTTTCTATCAGATGAGACAAAAAGAGAGTTAGTGCAAAGATTAAAGAGTTATGCGGTTGCTGGAATTGTGCCAGAGTTCATTGATTTGAAATATTTGTATGTTGAACTCAAAGTAAATCCATATTACAATCCAAGTTTGAACGATGACCAAGAAAATCTTAAGACTGGAGTTTCAAATGCTCTAACTCAATACTCACGTTCAATTGATGTAAATAAATTTGGTGGTAGATTCAAATATAGTAAAGCTGTGTCATTGATTGATAGCGTTGATTCATCAATTACATCAAATATCACTCTCGTGACAATTCGACGTAATTTAAAAGCAGTTTTAGGTCAATTTGCACAATATGAGGTTTGTTACGGTAATATGTTCCACACTCAGGAGAGTGCTTATAATGTGGT